CTTTTGGTGCGTTCACACCGTAGTGTGGATATGTTATTGTCCGGTGAGGCAAGGCATGTCGCCGTAAGGCACAGTAGCGTGTACGCTCTCGGGATAGACACTTCCTGAGCCAGGTGAGAACTGGAAAACCGTCCATTGGACGAGTCACACTCGTCGACTAGGAGGTAAATGGTCGATAAGTAGGTGCACAATCATGGCCAGACTGTGTACTGGACCGCGTAGGCCAGCTTAAGTTAGGAGCGACATGACTGTCGCGCGAGCGGAATGTCCGCAGATCGCTGTGTCGGATTACGATAATCTTCGACTTCGTTCTGGGCTTGATTATCTTGGGCCATACAGAACTAAGAATCGTCGGTTTTCCGATGCTTTGCGTTGGCTCAGCCGTGCTGTAGTTATTCCTGCCGAGGATCATCTGCTCGGTTGGTTGATCGATAAGCACTATTCTGGGCTGGAGAAGGAAAGGGATAATAGAAGTGTCACCGATCCCAGATGGGTGGAAAAGGGCCTCAACAGATATGGGTGTCCCATTCATGCCACCAAGTCTAGATTCCAGTCAACAGCTGGACACGGATCAGAGCGAGCAAGACTATCAGCCGCCCGTTCGCTATCAGAGGCGAGTGGATACACGGATGGTGGTTCCAACTCAGTTCCGTTCACCGTATCGGGAATCGGAGCCTGCTCCTGTCGAAGAGGAGAAAGCTCGCCCGATGCAAGAAGGCACGGGGCCGTACATCGTAACTGGGGATTCGGTTATGCGACCGAGCGACCTGGATCCGACAACGGCGCTACTAACGGCTCTCTCTCTGATCTACGGAGAGCTGCAAGTGCCGATGGAACACCTAGGCATTATGCCAATGCGTTCCTTCGACCGTGGGATTCATCCGCTTACCTCGCCGCGTTCACTGCAACGAGAAATGCTACAGGTCACCCACAAACAGGGTCACGGCCTTATGCTATGGATGCGCTTGTACGGGATCATATCGATCCTACTGCTTATAGTGGCGCTCCTTTCTTCGCTCGCAATGGCGACGTTCTTCAGGCCGGAGTGGCGTTGGCTCAACGCATTCTGGAAGGGGACCGCGGCTTCGACCCTTATATGGGTGGTCGTCGTGTTCAGCCTGGGAATACTGGTCCAAAAACTCGGCTCATATGGATGGCGCCGCTCCCTACGACTATTGTTGGAGGCATGTTTTCAAAGCCTATCGCCCAACAACTCGAACGGAAACGCCCATTCTCGTGGGGACTCCACGGTGTCGAAAAAGCAGCGCTAGTATCGGCTCTGCAATCCAGATTCAGGTATGTCTACAGCATTGACTTCTCGCGTTTTGATTCGTCAGTGCCGGCTACAATGATCGCAGATGCGTTCAAAATAGTTCGACCCCTGCTTGACCTGACAGAGGATGAAGAGACTGTCTGGCAACGTTACATCAACGACTTCATACACTCTCGTCTAATCACTGAAACTGGTGAGATTTTTCAGAAGCATAAAGGTATACCATCAGGTAGCGCGTTTACTAGTATTATAGGGTCAGTGGTTAATTTGCTGGTTCTAAACTACGCGTTCATGAGGGTCACTGGCCACACGCTGAAGAATGATCGAGTGCTTGTGCTTGGTGATGATGCAATCGTGGCATCAAATAGTCGTCCTCCATTGGATGAACTAGCACGTGCGTGTTCAGAGCTAGGCTTTACTCTTAGCATCGACAAGAGTCAAATCGCGGACTCTTGTAAAGAGAGTGCTGACCCATATACAAATAGGGTCAACTTCCTTGGGCACTATTGGGTACACGGCTACCCCCGTCGACCAATACATGAAATCCTTCTACGCATGAAATATCCTGAGCGGCATAAATATCGCTCGAGACAAGAATCACTCATGCGTCAATTCGCTTATCTAGCGGATGCACGTGAAGCATGGCAAATATTGCGTTGGAGTTATCCACATCAGGATACGATGCAGATGCTTACACATGCGTTGGATGACATAGGTGCAGATGGAGTCGTGGTGGCAGATTATGACCTACCAGGTCAGCTGCGTCTCGCATTGAAGGTGTCAG